AGTTGACACATCCTTTCTATGCGTCAACTCTAACCGAAAAATACTTAAAATTTACCAATTACGTCGATATACGTCGTAAAGCGTCGAAACACGCCAAACAAAAACAGCCCCGAGGAACCGTCAGGCTCCCCGGGGCTGTTGCTATGTATGGCTATTTTGGGCAGGGCGGCTTACTTTCCCTGTGCCTTCAGCTTGTCGTAGGTCTGGTCTGCCTGAAGGGCTGCGACGGTGAAGCTGTTGTTCTTCCACCACGCGACCAGCGCGGCAACGGTGGTGATGCCGGCGGTGACCAGCTGCTCCACGGTCTGGCTCTCGATGGGCAGCACGGGCTTGCCCAGTGCAGACAGCACCTGATTGGTCAGGGCCAGCAGCAGGCAGGCGGTGCGGGCAATGGTGCCTGCGGAGATGGTGGGTGCGTTGTAGGTGTGTGCGTTCATAGTCAGTTCCTTTCTCTTTCGTGTTCGTCTGCTTCTAAATCAGCGATGCGGTGGTTGGCCACCTTCATCTGCTCTTCCAAAATAGGGACGCGGCGGGCAAAATTGTTGTGCTCCCGCACCTCGCGGGTCAGCTCTTCCAGCTTGGTGTCGGTCACGGCCTGACTGCGGCTGTTGGCGATCAGCACGCCGATCAGAGTCACCGCACCGGCAAGGATGGCTGAGATGATGCTTTCCACTGGTCTCACCCCCTCACAGCGTCCACCGGCTCTTGTTCGGGCGGGTGTCTACATGCACCCAGCCCTTTGCCCGGCCTGCCTTGACCGGGTAGCGGCCCACGCCGCCACGATTCGGCAGTAGGGTCTCGGCATAGGCAGCCACAGCTTCAACACCCACGCCCTGCACCCGGATGTCCGCAGCCTTGCCGTAACAATGCTGGCTGTAGGTCGCCCCCTTCACCGCCTTGTTGTGGGCGGCGGTACGGTATGCACTCGTGATCGTCACAGACTTCCCGAAATGATCCCGGATTTTCTGCAGCAGGGTCACAAGCTCATCGTCAATAAAGATCGGGTCACTCCCATCCTTGCAGCGGAACTCCTTCACCGCAAAATTTGCGGAGAGCTTTCTGTTCCCGTCCTTCGCATACGAATAGGCTTTAATCGCCATTGCTACCATCTCCCTTCATGCCCGGATCAGCCCCGCACCCGCGCATGGAACAGTCCACCATGAGCACCCCGAACTCTGCACGCTCGGTGCTCATGTTCTCGCCCTGCGCTTCAAGCCGGGTCAACAGCTTCTCACACAGCTCAGGCCACGTCATAGTCGTCACCGGTGATGCGCTTGTAATCCTCGGCGGTGATCTCGCCCTTGTTTACGCGCTCGGCCAGAACTTTCTTCACGCCTGCACGGCGGGATGCGGGCATCTCTGCCCAAGTCTTAGTGCCTGCAATCAGGCGGTTTGCCCAGATAATGTTCATGGTGATACCTCCTTATTCCTTGTTCAGCGCTGCGTCCAGCTCACACAGCGCAGTTTCGATGTCGGCCAAACGCTTCTCGTTGGCTGCGTCCTGTTCGCACATTGCGTCCTCGACCTCGGCCACGCGGTCAGGCAGGCCGTCTTTCTCGGCCTGCTTCTTGGCTGCAGCTTCTTTTTCTGCCCGGGTGGGCAGGCTGCATTTTTTCCAGATAATCATGTGAATCCCTCCTTACTGGAATGCACCGGAAACAGAATCGATATAGCCGCCCTCGCCGCTTGCGCCGCGCTCCACGCTGATGCGGAAATTGAACGCCGCTCCGGCAGAAGCGGTTTGATTTTCAAAGACGATGTTCATGCCCTTGCGGACTTCTGCCGTCACGTCCTGCCAGACCGGAGAATCATCCAGCGCGTTGTTGGTTGCTTCCGCCTTGAACGCGGAATCATTCGGGATGGATCCGGACACCTGCAAGATCGCCACAGTAATGTCACCATCCACGGCCAGCGGGGTGGTCAGGGTCACACTTGCACTGGTAACGCTCTTGGTGAACGTTGCGTTCAGGCTGGTGCTCTCCTTGCCATCGTTCGCGGTGATCTTAATGGTATGGGAGCCGTTCAGGATGCGCAGGAAGCCGTCGGCGGTGCTGGCCTGTTCAAAGGTCAGCGCAGTACCGCTTGCAAGGCCGGTGCGGGTGGCAGTGGTCTTTCCGTCCAGCTTTTCGGTGACAGTCAGCGTGTCGCCGTCGGCATCGGTAACGGTATAGGCGAAGCTGAAGGGTGCGTTCTTCTCTCCCAAACTCGTGGAGCTGGCGTTGATGGCCGGGGCCACATTGTATCTGACCGTGCGTATAGCGGACGTGGTGTAGCCAGACTCCAGGCCCTCGGTGTCGTATGCCTTGACCCGATACATCACGGTGGACCAGCCGTTGGTGATGGTGTCGGTGTAGGTCAGCGCGTTGCCCTTGTACACCTGCGTGTAGGCGGAGCCACCATCGGTGCTGCGCTCCAGAATGTAGCCGCTCAGGTTGCCATCGCTGTCACTGGCCGCAGTCCACGAGATCACCAGCGTGCTGCCGCCCTTGACATCCTTCGGCACCGCGATTGACGGCGGCGCAGACGGGGCGTTGTTGTTGACCACCGTTACCTGCGAGCTTGTGCGCCAGCCAGACTCCAGACCATCGGTGTCGTATGCCTTGACGCGGTACATCACGGACGTGGTGCCGAAGGCGATGCTGTCCGTGGTGCTGGTGGCCGTACCCTGATAAATCCGACTCCACGAACTGCCGCCGTTGGTCGAACGCTCTACCTTGTAGCCGGCGAGATTGCTCTCAGCATCAGAGCTTTTTGCCCACGAGATCGAGATGTTCGTGCCGCCCATGATGGACGAAGGAACGGAAATGCTCCACGGAGTCGAGGGTGCGGTATTAGTCGAGACCGTGCCATCGTCAGACACCAAGAGAGTAGAGGGCAGTACAAAAGCGGGGCGGATGCCGTATGAGCTGGGGGAGAGGTAGTCGTCCAAGCCGCCATCGGAGCCGACGTACAGGGCGTAGTTGGAGTAGCCGCTGCAGCTCGGAGAGCGGAGCCACCAGAAGTCGGCAAAGCGGCCGAAATATGCGACACGCTTAGAATCCGAGCTATCGTCCGCACAACCCTTGAAATAGGCTAGCTCCGTGCCTTCACCGCTCGGCATATAGGCGTGGCTGAAACTCGTTTCGGCCGCACTGAGCAGGAAAATCTTCGCAGACAGGCCGTTCGAGCCGCTGGTAACGGTCTCGGACGAGCCGCTGCCTTTGCGGTACGGGAGTTTTACCTGCTTGATGGCTCTCTTGATGTTCGGCTCGAGAAGGTTTAGGAATGTGCTGTTCAGGTAGGAGTGGATGGTGCTGTTGGCGTAGTCGTTAGTGTTCGAGCTATTCCACTGGCGTTTTTCGTAGATGTCTTTCATCAGCAGCCAAGTACCATTGCAGCTATCGTCATAGACGCTGGACGGCTTGCCCTGATGGATAATGATAAAGTCCTTGACCGTACCGTTCACTTTGATTTTAACGGTGCTGCCAACGGCCTTTGCGCCTAATCTTACATTTGCCATAAAAATTCACCTCCTTACTCAAAATTCAATCCTTGCCAGATCGGCGTTCCACACACCTGTCACGGTCAAGCCGTCAAGCGACTCAAAGGTGACGGAGAACGGATTTGCCGTTACGTCGGTCGCGATCTTCAATTGAAGGATATCGATATCCGCCTGCATCTTTGCAGCGGCGATGCGCAAGTCTTTGTGAGACTCCGGGGACAGGTCGTGCTCCTGAATCCGCTCTTCGACAAACAGCTGCAAGCTCTGCATCTCAGCGCTCAGATTGATCACGATCTCCGCATCCCGGGAGATCACGATCACCACAGTGAAAACGAACTCAAACTCCTGATCGGTGGAAGCCGCCGGGATCTCGACACCGCGGTCATCCTGCACGAGGAGCAGGAGCGTATCTTCTGCCGCCCCGCTCTGCCGCCCGAAGAGGGCAATCTGATGCAGGGTGTAGGTATCCTCCGCGCCGGTAATGCGAATCTTCACGCGGCGGGCAGCGCTGCCGTTTTCTTCAACAGGCTCGATGCCCATCAGCTCAAGCGCATGCCGCTCGCCGGTGATGTCGGTCTGCGCGTGGAGCACAGCGGCATTTGCAAGACCGCTTCCTCCGACAGCCTGCGTAATCGTGAGCTGCTTGCCCGATACGGCATCCATCAGCAGCTCAATGCCGGCATCGGTATAAGCCAGCGTTTCCCAACTCATTGCGTGTCCTCCTTTTTGATTTCAGGCATCCGCACCGATGCAAGGATGCTTGTGCCGCAGGGTGCGGCGGCAGTGTAGGCATATGCTTCTACGGGGTCACAGAACAGATACATTCCGAACACGATATGCGCAGGCTTGATCTGGTTTACCATGTGGATCAGTTCTTCGCGGTGAAGCTTATCTTCAACGTGAGTGCCGATGGTCAGCAGGTAAGCCGGATAATCCACGCGGCATGTCCACCGGCCAACGCCCAGTAACGTGTCGAGCTGTTGGTACAGAAATGCAAGTGTAAAGGGTGGGCGGGTGCACAAACGCGACAGAATGCGCTGCCGTCGAAAACTCAGCGTTTCGGTCAAAGGCTTTGCCCGGATATGCAGGACTTGTTCCCATTTCTGCACAGAATCCGCATCCATGGTCTGGACAAAAAAGTTCTGCCCGATGACCCGTACACTATCAGCTGTCCGGGAAAATTGTGCTTTTTCAGCGTCACAGACCTGCTGGTATTCCGCAATTTCCCGGTAAAAAGGCGGCAAAAGGGAATGCAGGTCATGGTTCAGGTCAAGTTCCATGTAGTTCCACCTTCCCCAGCACCGGAACCTGCTGCAAAGCACCGGTCTGCTGCAGCGCCATGTCCGCAGCAATCCCATTGAGCGTCAGAGCCGAAACATTGACGACCCCATCAAGAGAGATGAGCGCGGCAAGGACACGAGCAAGATACACCTCTGCCGAGTAGGCAATGGCCGTACTGCTGATATTGACATCCCAGTTTTTACGAATCTGCAGCAGGTAGTCACTGACAGCGTCCTGCGCAGGCTGCTGTACGGTTTCAAGTTCGTGTCCGGATGCAAGGGTCAGCGTGGCAGAAATGTCTACAGGCACTGTCTTCGGCGCTGTGACGGTCACCTGCGCACCGATGGGCGCAAGCCCAAGGCCAAGCCCCTGACCGGGCGGGGGATCGATGGCATTCTGTACCATCTGCACAAGATCACTGGACGCAGGAAGAAAGTCGGCTCCCAAGATGGAGCAGCACACCGTGCCGCCACCATCCCACACGGGGTAGACCTGCACAGCGCCCACGCCGTCTATCGCTTCGATCTCCTCAACGTACTGTGCCACGTTTCCACCAAAGCTGCGGCTGTTCAGACGTTCAATGATTCTCGCGCGGAAAGGCTCATCCTCTTCGGTGTTTTCGCCGGGAATCAGAAGATCCGTCAACTGAGCGCTGTTCAATCCTTCAATGGAATCAATCGGCAGAATGGGGCCGGAGTATCGGTTGCCGATATCACCGGCAGTCTCAGCCTGCAGACGGTAGGCGCTTCCCTCCGTAATGGTGGAGATGACCACAAAATTGATACTCTCAGTGCCATTGATCGTTGAAAATCGCGCACCGATCGGAACTTCACAGTCAAAGATGCCGACCTTTACAGCGGCGGAAGCCTGCTTGCGGGTGATACCGGCCAGCACTGCCAGAAGATCCAGCGAATCGCCGGAGGCTGTCTGGACGAACGCCTGTTTCTGCACAAGGTCGAGGCTCAGATAAAAGCCCTCAAGCACGTAGGCTGCCGGGCCTACCGCGGTCTGGATAGGGCTGGTATCACGCTTGTCGTAGGTGTCGGGCACAAGGGAAAGCATGTGATCGAGAATGTTTTTATAGGTTGCAGCTGAAAAATCCTGCATCAGAATTTCACCTCCGTTCCGGTCTCAACATCGCCATAGACTGTTTCGACGGTAAAACTTACCGTCAGGTTTTGCCCATTGATGCTGTATTCGTAGTTTTTTAGGCCAATAATGCGGTCGTCTGCCAGCAGCGCATCCTGCAGACGGCGCTGCAGTTCTGTGGCAACATAACCGGCATCCTGTCCGACCAGCCCTTCCCATTGCATACCGCTTGCCGGCTGGTAGATCTGCCAACGATAGCGCTCTACGTTCAGGATGATCTCCACTGCCTGCTTTACGGCATCATAGCCGTCGCATGTTCCGGCGATACGTCCAGCTGCACGGTCGATCTTCCATGTCAGGGAAGGCTGAGCGACAAACTCAACGCCGCCCGATAAATCGATGCTGTTTTCCGGCAATACGGCCATTTAATCACCACCTTCATATACACGAGATAACACGACGAACTTCTGGCCACGCTGCACACGCAGAAGAAGCACCTTGTCACCGGCTTTCAGGGCAGGGTTGAGGATGATATATTTCTTATCCTTGCTCAGTGAAAGGACTTTTCCATTCTCCCAGCCTTTGATGTTCTCGCTCTGTACAGAGCTGTCTGCGCCCCCTGAGAGCAGGGAATAACCAGTGTAAGGCTCCGATGGGCCGCCTGTGCTGCCGTGAACACCAGCGTGTATATGGGGCATGGCGTGCCGGTGTTTCAGCAGCGGGATCTTCTTTTCAATGACCGGCTCTGCAAGGTAGAGAATATCCTGCCGCAGTGTAGCCATTTCCGTGTTGATGGAGATTTCCAGCACATCATCATCGGGCGGGGCCTTTACCACGGTGCCGATCTGCAGATCGGTGGGCTGGTCAACGTCTCCGGCAACCCGGTTCAGCTGCAAAAGTGCTTCCACGATGTCCAAAAGATTTCCCTCCCTTACAGAGCTTTTGCTTCCAGTTCCATGGTGTGCAGATCGTTTTCCCACGTATGAGAGACCTTTTCCAGCATGACATACTTGCGGAACGGGTCGCCGTCAAGATCATTGATATTGACCAGAAGAAGCTGTCCCGCCCGCAGGCTATTGACACCCAGCGAGGTGAATTTGAGTTGCTGCAGAACGCGATTGTAATACTCCAGACTGACCTTTGCCTGCTCCTTGACCTGTGCGTCTGTGGCCGCTTCGTCCACCTTTTGATAGAGCTGCAGCAAGCCCCAGCGGGCAATGGTGTCCGAATCCTTTCGGATAAAAACATCGGACTTGCCGGTCTCCTTGTTCGGACGCACCAGCTTGATGCTGTTGTAGGTCTGGGAGTCAATGGACGTGTTGTAGCTGTAGTTGGTCATCAGGCTCTTTTCGCCGATGATGTAGTCGCTCTTCATATCAGCTGCAGAGCGCAGAGCAACACCATCTCCAGAATCGTAAAAAACAAAGACCGTGCCGGTATTCAGCAAGGTCTTCTGGATGGCAGTATTGATGATGTCGATGCAGCTTTTATCCTGCATCACGAGGGAGGGGAGTTTGTAGCCGGTATCGGCCAGCGTGCCCACATCTACCTGCAGGTCTTCACAGATCTGCTTGATAATGTCGGCGGCGCTCTGGGCATAAAATGTGTAGCTGTTATTTGCTTTCAGGTAGCGCAGCCGGTCATAGCAGACCACATCCACAGGCCCCCAACGGTCCTGCCCGCGGCTGAATACCCATCCATAAAACTGCAGTTCTCCATCTGCGGAAAACCGTACAACGTCGCCCTCTTCGATTTTGGATTGCGGCGTGCGCAGATAGGTGAAGGTAAGCTTGCCGGGATTCCCGGTGCGCTGGGTGATCCAGCTTGCGGTTGTTACGCTGTTAGTGAGGTTTAGCAGGTCTCCGGGCGTTTTGCGGCCCACGATCAGTTCATAGCTCACCGGTTCACCTCCGTGAGGTCAGAAGCGGACATCCAGCCGAATACCACCCCGGAAAGATCCTGCACGCAATACGGATGCGGGTTTGTGCGGGATACGATGCGCCGTACCTGCACCTGCTGGCCGCTGAGCGTGCCGGCAGGTGTTGGTGCAGTGCTGGTGCTGTAATATTTCCCGTTTGCCTTACGCTGGGCACCCACATAGAGTTTGCTGCTTTGGATGCTGCGTGCTGGAGTAAGGATCACTTTTACAGCACTGACAGTAGACGTTGCGACAGCAGCGGCAGAAAGCGCCCGCGTGACAGTGTTCAGCGCAGAGGATGCCGTAGTGGCTGCAGGCGAGAAGTTTCCGCTGCTGCCCTGCAGAACAGCCTTCTGCGGTGAAAAGTCCTTGTATTCAGTAATGGTCAGGTCAAAGTAAAAGTCGCCGGTCTCGCCGCCGCGCTCCTCGGTCTTGAAACTGGTAACAAGGCACTCAAAACCCATGCCGCCACCCAGAAACGGGGTGCCGTTCTCATAATAGCGCACCGGCGTATAGACGATGGGCCTTTTCTGATCCATTGCGCTCTTGAAAAACGTAATGTACACCGATGGCGGTAAAAACACGGCCGCGCTCATCCATGGGAGCCTGCGTCCGGGAAACAGACCGGAGATCGTTACCTTACGCAGCTTTGGCGTGCGCGGCTGCATGACAGGGCCAAGCACATTATACTCGCCATTGTCGGATTCTTTGGTCTCCGGAAGCTTTTCCGGGTTGATGGGCAGGGACAGCACGGTGCTGTCCCGTGAAAAATAAATGCGGTAAAGGCTCGGCATACATTCTCCTTAATTGACCGCAACGACACTGCCACTCTGCACGCGCTCCATAATGAGGTCGCCCAGAAGATCGGCAAGGCTCTGGCGGTCGGCTTCAGTGTTTCCGGTGTTCTGGCCTTGAACAGTAATGACCGGGGCCTGCGAGGTGAGGTTGATGTTGTTCACGAATTTACGTTCCGCAATATCAACCATCATCTTGAGCTGCTCATCTGAAAGATCAACCGTTTTTGCGATCTTACCGGTGTTGTTCTTAATTGCGCCAACATTATTCAGCAGGGAATTGACATCTGCTGCCTGAGGAACGCCCAGATCGCCAAGACCGCCCGGCCCGAACAGGTTGCCAAGGCTGAGGTTGGAACCCCAATCATATCCTCTGGTGTAGGCGCTTCCGAGATCCATGTTCTCCCACGGCTTCACATACTCGGTATAGCCGCTGTTCTGGATCTCATCGCTCCGTTTTTTGGCAAGATCGGTGATCCAGCCGCCCAGGCCGCTGGTCAGATCGACCGTCACGCCGGGGATCATGTTGATAAGCCCCTCAACAGCGGACGCAATATTCTGCATATACTGCAAAACGGTGATTGCCATATCATAGAACAGAACTTTCACAGCTGCGACCGGGTTCGTGAACACATTGCCCACAAAGTTTGCAAACATGGCAAATCCATTCTGCAGGGGAACCAGAACACTGTTGAACACGAATGCACCCATCACAGCAAATGCGCCCGTAATGATACCTGTAGCGGAAACGCTTGTGCCTGCAAAGTGGTTCATCACAGCAACACCTGCATACAGGGCAGCTACCAGCACCAGAACGGCGGCAGCGGCCAGTGCGGCCGGGTTTGCGGCCATGACGGCATTGAGAAATGCCTGTGCGGCAGCGGCTTTCTCAGAAGCAAATGCCAGAATGTTCGTCCAGTTGGCGGCAATCAGCAGCACACCAAAAGCGGTTCCCAGAGAAATCACAATGGGGACAACCGTCTGGATGTTGTTCGCTACCCAGTTGATGGCTGACAGCAGCGGGTCAAGGGCACGGATGGCAGCGTTGGAAGCCACCGTCCAAACCTGCGCCCAAGTCATGGGGGTTTTTGCAAATTCAGCGTTGGTCTCTGCTGCGGCTGCAAACATGGCGTTTTTTACAATGGCGGCGGTGATCTGCCCCTGTGCACCCATTTCGCGCAGCTTGCCCATATCCACCTGCAGATAGTCCGCAATGGATCTTGCAATGGCCGGTGCCTGTTCCATGACGCTGTTCAGTTCATCGCCGCGCAGCACGCCGGACGCAAGGCCCTGTTCCATCTGAAGAATTGCAGCCTGCGCAGCTTGCCCGGATGCGCCAGAGAGCGCAAGCTGTTTGTTCAGCTGTTCTGCAAACTGCACGATCTCCTTCGTGTTGTCAAATGCGCTGCCCGCCATAGTACCCAACTGTGAAACCAGCCCCATGGTGTCCATAAAATTGCCGCGGGAACGCTGCGCGGACTGGTAGATCATCGTTTCCAACTGCTGCGTGGTCTGCAGGCCATCGTTCATACGGTCAAGCCGGGCGCGGGTAGAAACCAAGCTGTCTGAAAGGTCTACGGCTCTTTTCAGCCCCTGAATACTGAGGTAAGAAGCAGCAAGCCGTTTCACAGCGCTTGCCAGAGCATCAGCGGAAGACGTGGCCGCTTTCTGATTGTCCGAAAGTTCTTTGGTGCTTTTGGATGCTTTTTCAGCGGCATCGGCCTGTTCTCGGATAGCGGCGGCTTCTTTTTCCACCGCAGCCTGCGTTTCACGGGCTTTTCCGGTAAGGATGCCGGTTTGTGTACCCAGCGCTTCCACCTTCAAACGCAGGCGTTCGTTCTGGGTCTCAAGCTGTTTGTACGCAGCGGTGCCCGCTTCACCGGCAGCGCGCATGGCATCCAGCTGCTGAGCACTGGCTTCAAAGGCCGCAGTTGCCTTAGCAGAAGCAAGCTCTGTGCTCCGCAGTGCGGATTCATAGCTTTTCAGCTGGCGCTGTGCAGCGGTGGTTGCAGAAGCCGCATTCTTCGCGACTGTGATATACCCGGCCAGCGGATTGGAAGCCTGATCGTCCAGAATGAACCTTGAATGGATATCAGCCACTGTGTCCAGCCTCCTTCATCTGTCGGGATTCTTTTAAGCGCTTTTCCATTGTACGCAAAGCAAATGCCCGGACCAGAGCCTTTTCACGCTCCGGCAGGGCATCGTATTGACCGGGGGACCAGCCGAGATTGTCAAAACAGTAGTAAGCTGTCAGAACATCAATATCCCAGAGGTCCCCGGCGATCAGTTTTTTGCTTCTTCGTCCGGGCCTTCATCCAATCCGGACAGTTCGTTGATGGCGGTGATGAGTTTGAGAAACTCACCGGCCAGCAGCATCTTGCCGGGGACCTGGACAGGATCTTTGGTGTTATAGTTTTCGCACAGCTCAGCGCTGTGAAAGTCGGGGAATACCGTTGCAGCCACGATCATGCGGCTGGAATATTCGTTGGCATCCATCTCGTCCTGCCACTGCTGGCCTACCTTTTTCTTGCGGGTGGATGCCTTGAGCAGGGAAGAATTTTCTTCCTGGGTCAGGGCGCGGATCTTAAACGGAACAGGTTTGCCATCTGCGCCGAGAAAGCGCTTGGAAATGACAAGCTCCTTTTCTTCCGTAGGAACAGCGGGATGCAGAAATGCGGAAAGTGCGCTCATAAAGAATACCTCCTATCAGTTGCCCAGATTGACCGGGTCGGAAAATGCTTTCAGACGGTTTACCTTGGTGTAGCTGAAATTGAAGTCATAGTTCAGCATTGCTTCGTCGTCGTTCAGGATGGACAGCGGAATCTCACCGGTCAGCATACAGCCATAATAGCCCATGACCTGATCGCCCACGCTGGCCGTGGGGTCGTTGTTGGTGATGGTGATATCAAAGGTTTCCATTACACCAGTGTTGATATACTGCAGCAGCATATCGGTGAACAGGTTGCTGCCGTTGGAACCAAAGTAGACATTGCCGGTGCCGGTCTGCGTGACACCATTGGCCTTTTTCTGCACCGTGCGGGTGCCGATGGTCTTCATGTCCGAGGTCTGAATGCCAGCCACAGTCTTGATGTTTTTCATGCCGCAGATCTCTGTGATGCGGCCATCACGAGTGACGGTGATTTTGCCTTCGGCACCGTTCAGGGTGTCCTGTGCAAGCAAATACATTAAAATCCCTCCTTACGACACATCCAGCGTGATGTAGATCTTGTTGGTGCTGCCCACGGCTTCGATCGCCAGCGTGATAAGCACCGCGTCCTTGGCATCGCCCTTCTCAACGGTGACATCGGTTTCGCCATCAAAGTTCTGGATGCCACCGGATGCCTGCAGCTGGGTCAGGTACTTCACGACGGCGCTCTTGTACTCCATGCGGCCCGCATCGGTGTTGTCCACAATGCCCACATAGTTCTTGGAGAACTGAGAATACAGGTCGTTGGCGATGGTGTTGCACAGCCGCATGGTACGGTTGTAGCGGTACACCTCGCCGATCTCCGAAGTGTAGGTGACCAGAGAATTGATATCATACTCCACGCGGACTGTACCATCATCGGCATTCAGGACGAACTTGCCGGAATTGATGGCATCCACGTACTGGCTGTGGGTCAGCCGGGGAGAGATGTCCACAGCATTGGGATAGACGGCGTTGGTCAGATCCTGTCCGTAGGTGGCGGCAGCCAGTGCGCCGCCTGCCCACCAGCACACCTGCTGCGGGGTCAGGGTTGTGCCATCGTCCAGCACAACGCCGGTGTCCACGTTGACGATATAGCGGGTGTCAGGATTGGTGCTGCCGGATTCCACCAGCTGAGAATAGCGGCCCGTCTCGGTATTGACCCGCTTGATGAAGCTTTCCATCGCGGTACGCGCCGTGTTGTCCGCGCCATCGTAGATCAGCACATCGAACTTGTAGGGCTCAATGGCGGTCAGGAATGCGCTGTAAGCCGAAGCTGCTACCACGCCGTCCTCTCCGCCGGTCAGGGCAGTTCCGACATTGGCAGTCAGAGCGCCGGTGCCGCTCCAGTCCACCCAGCTGTTTGCAGCCAGTTCTTCCACCGTCTTGGCGGTCTGCTGGTCTTTGATCTCACCATCCACTACAGTTGAGACCTCAAAGCTGCCTTCCGGCGAGGAAAGCGCCGTCACAACGACGGAGATATCGTTCCCGCGTACGCCCACATACTTTGCGGTAGCGGTCAGCGGCGCAATCTCCATGGTGGCTTTTACGGCACCACTGGCCGTGGGACGGTACAGCAGTACCTTGCGGGGCGCTGCCGTGCGGTTGGTGCCCTTGAAGATCTCGGTCAGAAACCGGTTTTCCGGCGCAGTAATATCATAACCGGTGTACACGGTCATGTCGGCACCGGCATCGATCTCAATCACTTTGGCCGTCGGACCCCAATGCAGAGGTTCACAGAGCGCAGCAATGCCGCGGTCGCCGACGGTCAGATCCTGTTTGTTCTTCGACCGGAAGCGAAAGTAAACGCCCGGCCGGACTTTGTTTTGTACGGTAAAGGTTCCACCTGCTGCCATAGCGGGTCACTCCTTCCAAAAATCTTTCACAGCGGCCTGCGCCTCTGCGAGGGTGTAATACGGTTTGTTCAGTACCGCAGCCAGAAAGTCCGGCTGATATCTCGCAAAACGCGGGTCCTTCAGCAGAACTTCACGGCGATACTGGGTTTCTTTTTCTTTCATTTATCCACCTTCTGATCGATGCTCAGGGTCTGCATCTTTACAGCATCTTCGGGCTTTTCCACAAAAATACGCAGCTCGAATTTGTAATGCAAACCGTCGGAATCAATGTCTGTCTTGCGGTCATAGGCCCGCAGCAGGGCGGTGTCTGTACCATCGGTATAGGGAAACACCTCCATGCAGAGGTCTAAGGTTTCTGCGGCGGAACTGTACTGCTGCTGCAGGTCAGGCAGGTTGTAATCCAGCAGATAGGTCAGGTCTACGCCGATGGTGCGCAGCCAGCGCCCACCCGGGTGCGGTTTGATGTTGGAATACCGCTGCTGCAGGAACATGCAGGGCGGTTCTACACCCTGCTGGGCGGGATCTTCAAGCATCTGCACACCGGGCAGGACAGGCGCGAGATGTGCCGCCAGCGAACGTGCAATGGTGGTAACTGTAAAGTTCATCTCAGAATCCTTTCCAGCTCTCTTCCGGTTCTTTCCAGTTCCGCCTGCAGCGTTTCTTCGTAAGCCTGCTGGGCAGCATCGGTCATGTGCAAGCCTTCCACGTACTGCGTTTGGGTGCCCACCATGATGCCCACCTCATCTTTACGGCTGGGGTCATATTCCAGCAGGCCGAAAGCAGGGTTCACATACAGGCCGGGCACAAAATGTTTGTCCATCCGGTGGCCGTCATTCACAAAAGAAGCATATTCTTTGTTATTATTCAGCTCGGTGACATACTGCCCGGCCTGCTGCTCCGGGATGATCTTGCTGTCCGTGGCCCAATGCTGCTTCAGTTCACCGGTGCGGGTGTTGATGCCGCTCAGGCTGTCTGCTGTGGGCGGGGTCTTTTCCTGTGCGGCTTCCACTGCGCGGATGGTGGCGTTCTTCGCGGCAACAGAAATCATATCCGGCAGAACTTTTTGAGCTGCTTCCAGTTTTTGAATGTATTCATCCAGCGTCATTTCACACGCTCCTGCTTCAACAGTGTGATCTCCTGATGGGCCAGCCCCGGCATGACCGCACCGAAGGGTTCATAATAGCGCTCCGGTGTGTCTGCAAAATAGCGCTCGTCCGGCGCAGTATAACCCAGCTTTGCACCTCTGTGGATCACCAGCTCATCTCCGGGCTTGATATCCACTTCGATGCCGCAGGCCAGCTTATCGGTCTGGGTGATGCTGGCAGCAGTCTGGTTCATCTGCAGCCCGCTGGTCTTTGTCTGATAGACCCGGCAGGCAACACCGGAAAGCATCTTCCTGCGTTCCATGTGGGTCAGGCTGTTCTCGGTCACTTTCTCATTGCGGAACACATCTGCCGTGTCGGTGTACCAGTCCGTCCAGTCCATCCTTCATCACCTCAGATCACATAACTGCCCGCAAGCCCGATGAACCGGGCGCGGTTGGCCAGCATCTGGCCGTAAGTGGTAGCATTCAGGTCGCCCCAGTCCTCAGTGCCTGCGGTCAGGGCGGAGGTGTCGTAGGTCACAGAACTGTCGCCCAGTGTGGCGGATTTCACCACGCCCACCAGTGCACCGGAAGCTGCAGCCTGCGCAGGCGTTGCGCTGCTTTCAGCAAAGGTGCGCAGCTGCAGGGTCACGTAATGTGCCACATACAGCCCCACGGCGTAGTGCCAGCTGTACAGCCATTTGTCCGGCTGTACGCTGACATTGGCCATGCGCACGATCTCATTCAGCAGAGCATCCGGCAGGTGACACTTGCCGTCGGCATTGCAGAACTGCGGATATTCTTCCTTGAACTGCTCAGCGGTGTAATTTCCGACGCTGCCGCCGAGGTTCGCCGCCTGCTGGCGGACTCCACCAAACTGTGCACCGTAGATCATGCCGTTCTCCTTACTCTGCCGCAGCAGGCTCTGCGGGCTTCTCCTCAGCCTTGGCCCTGCGGGTCTTTACCGGCTTTTCAGCTGCAGCCTGAATGTCCTTATCGCGGTGTTCGGTGGCAACGATCTTACCATCGGCCGCCAGTGCCTTAAAATAGGCCGTCTCCGCGGCCCAGTCGGGGACGGTGGCAAAACCATCCTTTTTCAGCACGACCGGTGCAACACCGGGTGCAGGGCTGGGAATGATGATGTTGCGCTTTGCGAGGATGAACATGATGCTTCTCCTTTCTCAGATGCCGTCCACGTACAGAATGGAGGTGGGGTAGAACAGCTGCACCTCGGAAATGTTTGCCATGTATGCAGTATCATAGCAGACATTGGTCACGTTAGGAGCAGTCATGATGCGGCTCATAGGCACCAGTTCGTCCATCTTGATGTAACGGGGCTTGTTCACGTAACCCACCATGCGGTCGGTCTTGCCGGTACCTGCGCCCTTACACCAGCGGCAGCCGCCGATGAACAACTCACCACCATTCTTGACAGCGGCGTTGTTCTTCATCAGGAAGTCGTAGATGGTCTCGGATGCCAGATCGGACACCATGGTGGTCAGGATGTAGTTGTACTGCTCATAAGGCAGCAGGATGTGGTTGGGGATGGCATCGGTGTCATACTCGCAGGAAGCCCACACAGCGCTCAGCAGGTCGTTCACGTCCTTCAGGATCTGCTGCGGGGTCTTATCCTTCCACTTGGTAGAGGAGGAGTCCGCACCATTGCTGGCAGCAGTGGTCTCGGTGACATTGGGGTTGTTCATCAGGCCGGTGGTGCCGTAGTCCTCGAAGCCGGTGTAGACGTTGGCATCCATGTGCTTGTCGTAGGTCAGGCGGATGCCGTCCTGCAGCAGCTGATCAAGGCTGCGGCCGATGAGGTTGGAGCGCTGCATGTCCACGAAGTTCACGCGCAGAGCCGCGCTGAACAGGTGCGCCTTGTATGCGCCCTTGGCAACGTTGGCCTGAATGATGGGCGTGCCGTTGGCACCGCCTGCACCCACAGCACCGGAGCCGGAGCCGCCGGTGATGCCGTAGGCCACGTTCATGGCGGTGACGTAGTCCACCCAGCCGCCGCCGGTCTGGATGGGGATATCGCGGGCATAGGTGACGCTGGTGAGGGGCTTGCGGATCAGCGGGTCACGCTTTTCCAGCTCACTGGTCAGGAATGCGCCACCAGACGCAATGCCTGCTGCGTCCATGGTAAAAGAAGAGCCGGACGGCGCAACACCGCCCAGCTTCGGGGTAAACACACCGGCATCGAAATTGCCGACATTCTGGAAATCTGCCATATTCTGTTCCTCCTGTTACACGTTCTGACGGGTGAGAATGACCAGCTCGGCCACGCCGTTTGCGTCTGCAGAGCCGCCCCACTGGCAACCGGTCAGCTTTACGGTGTTGGCGCTGGTGCTGTCTGCCTCGGCCTCAAAGCCGCCCACGACAGCATTGGGGAGCGAAGTGTTCTTGATGATGCGCACGTACACTGCGCCGCCGCGCTTCGGGGTGCCCTTCTGGCACAGCACGTTGATGCTGCCGCGCTGGAACACGCTGCCAGCATCGCCGGTGGTGTATGCGCCGGTGTTCTGGTCAGTGTAAGACAGGGCAGAGCGCATCTCGCGGCCTGCAACGCCCGCAAACCTGTCTGCGGTAACGCCGGAGCCCTGCATCAGGACAACGGCACCATTTGCATCATACATCAGAGCCATGCCGAAGGGCAGGGGCTCTTTTTCGCCCACAGGGCGAGTTACAACGATCATGTCGGGCTGGCGTGCGTAGGAACCGGCAAAGCCGTGCTCCATCTCCGCGCCGATGATCTGCGGATTGAGCTGAGAAAGTGCCATACGATCAAGCCTCCTTATGCTTGTGCGGGTTGAATGCGTCATACGCGGCCTGCGATTCTTCACAGACTGCTTCGTAGCTGGTGCGGCCGGAACGGTGGGCAGCCTGTGCTGCGCTGTCCTGTGCGGCCTTGGTGATGCCTGCCAGCAGGCCGTCCACGCCGTCATCCTTGCCGGGGTCAGCGTCGGCGGGCGGCTGTACAGGCTCCTGTGCCTTCTGCGACAGCGCCTTTACCAGCGTGGTCACGGCGTTCAGGATAGCATCCAGCTTGGCATCAATACTGTTGCCTGCGGGCTTTTCTGCCGGTGCAGGCGGGACACTGTCCTCTGCGGGGGCAGTTTCGGCCACAGGGGGCTGTGCGTCTTTTGCGGGTTCAGCTTCCGGCGCAGATGCGGGTGCGGCTTCCGGCGCGGCAGTCACAACAGCGGCGGGGTTCTTTTCGGATTCGTTCATTGCAGTTCCTTTCTCCGCCGGTGCGGCGGCACTGTCCTGAATGGCAACCAGATGCCCTGCGCGCCCTCTGGGCACGATCGCAACATGGTTTCCTCGGATATTAGTCTGGCGGTATCCCGTGCCATCCGGCGTGTAGCAGCACCGGTAGCCGCAGGACACCTCCCGCGTCACGCCGTTTTCCACATCAGAGATCAGGCCGGGATCCTTCAGGTGAAGGTCAGCGACAAGATAATCGCCCTCCCGGTGAACATTCTCTGCGTGGCCCTTGGCGTAAAGGGCGTGATTTTCCGGCATCAGGCGTTCAGGAGGATGATTCTGGGTTACATCCTTACCCTCGAAACTGGCAACTGCTGCCGGGTCGAACACATCTTCAGGGCGGCGCTGCACCTGTACAAGGCGGTCAGGATCGCCGTCAAGGCCCAGTTCCCCGGCAAAGTATTCCTGCTGGCCGATGCGCGCAATGGGCACGTCATGGCAGATGAGGAAGCCCTCCGGGGTCTTGGTCATGTGTTCGCTGATTTTACTGCCGTAATAGGCAATCAAGGGGCATCACCTCCGAAAAATGGGTATAAAAAAACACGGTGCTGTCTGCATCGTGTTCGTTTCAGGTTTGGCGGTCACGGTAAGCGCTCACCCAGCCCTGATATTTTTCATCCCCGGCCAGCTTGTGCCGCTGGAAGGTGGCAAAGGTCTTGGGTACCTCGTCGCCCAGGGCGGTGCGGTAGCGTTCCCACTGCCGGTACTGAGCAAGCCACTTGGCACGGCCCTGTTCTTTGTCGCGGTAGGCTTTGATCTGTGCTTCGGTGCGCGGGTCGCGGCTGTAGGGGTTCGTCTTGGGGCTGGAAAAGCGCCTGATACGCTCAAGCTCTTCCGGCGTTCGTCCTGCCGGTGTCCACGGGCGGAGACTGTGCAGGCAGTTGGGGTGGATGTTCAGCCAGCTGTTGGAAAGATCATCCGGCCCAGCGGGGTCCATCTTGCCGAAGGCGTCTGAAAGCGGCGGGAAGTCCGGGTCTTTTCCGCTGCGGCTGTACACCCGGCCCTCGTAGGGAGCGCACAGGGCACAGGTGGTGCCGTGGGCGCTGATCTGGTATAGATCCTGTTCCGGGTCAGCGGTTATCACAGACAAGATCTCTGCCTGCCGCGAGGTGGAGCGGGAGACCATTGTTGCATAGGTGTGCAGGCTCCAGTTCCGGCCTGCTTTGTCAGTGAAGGCTGTCACGCCTTCCCGGCGCAGAGCGTCCACAAAGGCGGGCACGCTCTGGTTGATGCCACGCCCTGCAGCCTGCTGTGCGGCTACCTGTTCCAGCCCAACGCGCCGGTAAATGTCCGGTTCCGTGCGGCCCAGCAGGGCACTCTGCAGGCCTGCCAGCACAGTGCTGTGGGCATCGGTCAGCTGGCCCATGAGGTTCATGGTCAGCCGCTGCACAATGTCCGTCTGGGTGCTGGTGAGGGTCTTAGCATTGAGATACCCGGCCCGATGCTTTTCCACCGTCTCGCCGGGCACAGCTCTGGCATCCGGGCGGCGCACATAGAACTGCGCTTCCACAAGGCGCGGTACATACTCCCAGTCCTGCGTTTCAAGCTGGCGGAGAATGGCCTGCACCCGTTCCAGAGCAGCCACAGCGTGATAATCCACAAGGCCTTGACTGCGCAGACGGCCGATCTCGTTGATGATATCTGTTTCGGCACGCAGGTACAGCCGGATGAGCCGTTCCAGTTCCCGGTCAGGGGATGCACGGGCAAGGGTGGGCATAGGCTTCCTCCTGAAAATGGGCAAAAGAAAAGCGCCGGACTTTCGTCTGACGCTTGTACTGTTAAATTAAATGCAGGGCACTGTTTCCTTGATCGTTTTGAGGAAAGCAGCGGCCTTTTTCATCATGCTGTTTTCCTGCAAAAACTCAATGCCTTTCTGCGTAATGCGAAGGTCAATGACTTTGACGCTGACAGCGGAGCCGATCGACGCAGGGAAAACAAGCCCTACAATATAGCCTTCTTCTGTCAGGCTGCGCATGATGTTGAACCAGTACCCCACGGGGATATGAAGAACATCCGCTGAAATGCAGTCCATATCAGGCTGTTCGCCAGCTTTGAAGCAGGCGTAGAGATATGAAAGAATGCGATATGCAAGAACAAAGTAATCATCCTTGGACATAGGTCAATTCTCCTCAAGGTCTAGCCCATCGTCGCCCGGAGTAAGCCCGTCCGGGGCAACTTCATCGAAGTATTCGATAAGTTCTTTCATGCTTGCATCCGGGTGCTTTTGTGCATACTCAAGCATCTCGTCCTCAACCTGATATCCTGCCGGTGCATTCAAAAGCCAAAGCAAATTATTTTCGTCCTCATAGGACATCTCGACATCAGAGGCAGGTTCATAGTGCTCACGAACATACTGCACCCATACAGATTCCTGCTTGCTCATTTTTTCCTCCTGTTCGTGATTGGAATGCGCCGTTCAACGCTCAGTCCACCAAAGCCATCTGCAGTAACGTGGTACTGATAATTGGCATCCCGAATAATGACCTTTTCACCAGCCAGAAGCCCCGGGTACTGCGTGTTCAACACACCGGTGAGCCTTGCATAGGTCTTGGGCTTGAGCTGAATTTTGCTCTCGCTCCTCTGCGGAGACGGTGCGTACTTGGTTTTCTCTATTTTACCGCTCCCGCCGCCGCTTGTAAAGCGTCCGTCGGAGGGGTCGTGGCGGGAGTTGAAATCGAATACCGAGGTGTCCGCAGTAGGAACCTCAATTCCGGTCAGATTTTCTGTCAGCCCCGCCAGCGGGTCGCGCAGGGCGGTCACGTCCTGATAAGTCTTGCCCGCATTAGCGGCAATGGCTTCATCGGTGATACTGCCGAACATGCCGGTCTCATCGCTCAGGCGGCGCAGCTCCTGCTGTGCAGCGGGCACATCCAGCAAGCCGGACTGAAACGCACTAACGATGCTGTCAGCCTTGATTTTTGCAATGTCGGCGGTCTCTTTTGCGGTTGGTGTCCACAGCGGCGGGAAGCTGAGGTCTGCATCTTCCAGTTGGATGCCTGCGGAACGGGCCAGAACAGGCAGCAGCTTTTCCAGAACCGGGCGCAGTCTGCTTTCCCGCAGGGTATCCACATAGTCGTAGTAGTTCTTCAAATCGCTTTCGCCGGTGGCGTTCATGCCGGCAGGAGAGCGTCCGAACAGCTTCGTCATAGGGTAGTGGGATGCGCCGCACAGGTTCAGGCACATGCTCTCGTACACTTCCTGCAGGCCGGTGAAGGTGTACTGTGTATTGTTGATCTTGTTGCCCTGTTCCACCAGCTGTACACCAAAGTTGGAGCGCAGCACACTCTGGGCCTGCATGGTGTTCCAGAAGCGCCGCTGCACATCCGGGCTGGAAAGGGAAAGCAGCTGTTCCAGACCCTTGACCTCCATGGTGTTGATGTTGGCCTGAAAGGTTAGCGCTGCCATGTTGGCCGAAACATTATCGTGGGCCACAACATCCTTGTACAGGGCTTCCACCTCGGATTCGCCCCAGTAAAGCTCCGCCTGCCGTTCCAGTTCCGGCAGTTCTCTGCCAATGAACCGGACGACGCGGGAGTGATGCACCCGGGTGACGATATGCCCGGCGGCATCGTTGATGGAATAGAACGCAGGCACCACCTCGCCACCCTCAAAGGTCAGGCCCGGTTCCGGTGAGATACCCTGCCAGCGGTCAAGGATGTACAGGCCCCGGAAACTGCCGGGCTGGATGCTGTCGGGGTCCAGCGGTTGGGAAAGGTCGGTCTGCCCGGCGATCAGGATCAGCCCGGCGGCACCGCCATACAGGCGACCCCATTTCAGGCCGGTGGAAATACATCTGCGCAGACCGGCGCGCTGCTCAGCACGATGCAGAGCTTTCAGCTGATCGGGCGCAGCGTCCTTGAGTTCGTACCATTCCCGCAGCATATCGTCCACCATCAGGCCAACAACATTCTGCACGACCCAGTTTTCACGGTAGAGGCTGTTGAGCAGCGCATAGTTGCCGGTCATTCGGGTGAGCGGATAGCTGGTGGCTTCCAGCGGGCTCTGGCTGCCATAGCCCAGCCGGAACAGCGGGTTGGAGAAAGCATCCAGTGTCAGGGTATTCGGTTGTGTGCCCCCGGCGGGGCGGTTCTTGTTACGCCTGGACATGCTCAAACCTCCAATCAGGCAGGGAATTTACAAAATAGCGCAGGGCATCCATTGCGTGGTCGTTCTCCTTTACGGGTTTCTCCACGCCCAGCAGTGCAGCCTTATCGTCCCAGCGGTAAAGGCCAAACTCGTCCAACAGACCGGTGCAGGCTTTGTTTACCAGAAGGCGGCGCTTGGAGATCAGGGTGCTGCACCGGCGGATGCCGTTCAGTACATCGTTGTTGGCTTCCATGACATAGACGCCGCGCTGGCGCAGTGCGGTGATGAAAGATGCCGCCGACGGGTCCACATAGGCCGCACAGGGGTTATCTCCCATAAAGGCCATGAAGTCGTCGGCATATTCTTCATCGGTTTTCTGGCGGCGTTCCTTGCGGCCATCCCATCGGTATTCCCGGTCAACACGGACAGTTTCACCGTCGTCAAAGATCGAGAGAAAACAGGTTGGGTTCAAGGTTCCGTAGTCTACCGCAATGGTGCGGGTGGAAACGGCCTGCATTGCAGTGGGCGGAACCGTATAGACATTGGCCGTGAAGTCAAACATATCGTAGATCAGGCCCTCGGCGGCTCTGCGCTGGCCCAGAATGTCGCGGGCGTACCAGATACTCTTGCGGTCATAGGTGGCAAGCACGGCCCGGAGCTGCTCGTCCGAGATGCTCATGTTGTCCGCAATGGTGAAGTGTCCATAGTTCAGGCCGTAGGCGGGATTTTCGCGCTGCTTTGCTTCGTGGAAGTCCAGCACGGTCTTGTAGTACCAGTGCCCCTCCGCCTTGGGGTTCAGATCATGAAACACTTTTCTGTCCGGGCTGGACAGGGTACGGTCGAACACTTCCTGAATGAAAGTTTCGCTGCATTCATTGGCTTCGGTGATGTACGCGGTGCCGTAGGTGTTGCCCTTGATCAGCTTTTCATCACCGGCTTTGCCACCGCCGGATACCAGCACCACCTTTTCGCCGGTGGCAGTCTGGATGTACAGACAGTCGCGGTTCTGGTAGGTGCCCTCACGGCAGCGGCCCTCAAAATAGTTTTTCAGGCCGAAGCCGTCACAGTCCAGAATGTTCAGCCGGGCCGTCGCAGTGGATACGCCCGCAATGAGGTGTATTCTGCTCGGATGCTTTTCAAGAATGGTGCAATACGCCATCGTGATAAGCACGTTCTTACCACCACGTTTACCGCCCTCTGCAACGTTGAACCAGTGGTCAAAGCAGCCCCAGAAGAACCGCATCTGGTTTTCAGAAAATGGAGCCGGAATGTTCATTCTTCAAAGTCCTTGATATCGCGGTTTGGAACAGGCCGTTGCAGCAGATCCGCAAGGGTCTGTATGTCGTTATTTTGAGCAGCGGCATTTTCTTTTTCGGATGCGTCTTTGTACATACCCAGATGCTTGCCCAACAGGTCAAGGGCTCGGAGCTTATCTGCAAGTTTGACCTCGTGTTCCAAACCGTCCTCGCCAAAGCTCTTGACCTTAATGGACTGGATTGCGGCCAGATCATCCCGGGAAGCATCCAGCTTCACGGAAGCTGTCTCCGGGTCGATCAGGTCGCTGGCGTTTGCAAAAGCAATCTTGGCAAGTTCCCGCACGACACGATCAGCAGATACGCCGGTCCGACGGCTTTGCTCGGCCTGCAGCTGGGCAAGACGATTTTGAACCATAACATTTGATAACAGGCGAGCACTCTGCTCTTGGGCTGTTTTGGGGCTGTATCCGGCGCGGATGGCCGCCTGGGTCGCGTTCAGGTCGATCATATACTCTTCACAGAACCGCGCCTGCTTGTCGGTCATCCTCACCACCTCTCTTGCCGTAAAATCAAAAAGCCGCCCGGAAGATCCGAACGGCAGGATATAACAAAGAAACCCGGCTGGTACATTCAGGCTGTTGGTCGGTAAAGGTGATCCTCTGCGTCAGCCGGGCAGCACAAAGCCCGCAGGAATGAAGGGAGTAAGTCTTTCCTGCGGGCTTCGGCATTTTAAATTTTAGCAGGGGTTGACAGTATTATCAAGTCCGGTTCGCTCCGGTTCAGTCCGGACTTTTGATATCCAGTCTTTTTATGGCCGCGCTGTGGCGCTGGAACATCTGGCTGCGGGAAATGCGGACGATGACCGCGATGTCCGGCCAGTCCTCCAGCAGGACATACCGCCGGAACAGGATCATGAAATCCACCTCATCGTCCAGCTGGCGGAACACCTCCATGATCTCGGCCCGGATGGCGTCGCACACGGCAGACTGCGCCTCAGCGGCCCGGCGGGCCTCGTCGATGCGTTCCACACTGCGGGGCAGAGCCTGTCCGTCGCCGTTGCCGCCCGGCACGGGGGAAAAGCGCTGGGTGGTGTGGGTGGCATCGGTCTGCAGCGTGGCCAGTTCGTCCAGTTTGAGCAGCTCGAACCGCTTGGCTGTCCGGTACCGCCAGAGCCATGCCTTTTTCTCTTCGTAGGTCATTACAGTTCCTCCACCCGGACGAACACGCCGCAGGGGTCCGACCAGAATTTCTCCACGATCTCGCTGCACACCTGCGCGTCATCGGCCCAGAAGTGCAGGCGGGTCATTTCGTCCTTGAGGGCCTTTTCCAGATTGTCGGTGTCCGGCTTTGCGGTGCGCCAGCTGCCGTTTTTGCGGCCCTCGGCAGGGAAGCACCACTTGACCAGCAGACGCACCGGACGGCCTGCGGGGATGGGCTTTTCCGGCGCGTGGGGTGCCAGATGGGCGTGGAGCTTGGCACGGGTTTGTTTCAGTTCCGGGCTGTCGTGGAGCACCGCGTGCGGCTGCCCGCCCTTCATGTAGGCGTGCAGCTGTTTTGCATTGTGGGTAGTGGTGGGCGGCTGCATGGGGAGAAAGAATTGCATGTACATGGGGTTCACCTCGTTTTTCTTTTTCTCAGGGTTCGCCAACGTGATGGGGAGGGTTCCCCGAATGGATGGGGGCTGTGGTCGCCCCATCCTTCGGGAGACCCCATCACAATTGCAGTTGCAGTTTTAGCTATTATATATAGGCTATTTTGCACTGCAAAATCTGCAGTCATAGCGGCTATAACTGCAAAATTGCAGTTTTTCGTGTCGTGCAAAATAGCGGCTATTTCTGCATTTTTACAACAAATTGTAATCGGACTTATTACGGTTTGTTTAACCTGCGCTGCCGGGCTCCTTGCGTCCCACTTTCTCGCCATCGATCCAGAAACGTCCGTCATCTTTCAGCCGCGTCTTGATGGTGCGGGGCTTCAGGTCCATGTACTCGGCCAGCGCATAGACGGTAACTTCGCCGTCCATCATGCAGGCTTCAAAGGCGGTGTCCAGTTCGGCCTTTTTGTCCTTGGTCACCTTGCCTTTATCGCCCCAGCGCTTGGCGGCACCGCGGCTGCCCAGCGTTTTGAAATCGCTGTCCGGCTGCAGGTCCTCCAGCAGGCCGGTGTCCAGCTTGTGCACGGGGTAGTCGAACCAGAGGTTCACCGGGTCGAAGCGGGCGAACTCGCGCAGGGTGCCTTCGATGCGCCATGCGGTCATGCCGTCTGCCTTTTTCTCGGCAGCCGCGACCTCAGCATCGATGGCCCGCAGATCTGCAAGGCCCAGTTTTTCCTTTGCGATGGTCAGCATCCGGTGGCGGCTGAGGGTATCATCCAAGCCGTAGGCATCCGCATGACCGCGTTTGTCCAACATGGCCTTGATCACGCGGCAGGCGGCTTTGTTATGCAGCTGTTCCCGGATGGCATCGGTGGGCACCAGCTCGGTCATGTCCAGCATGGCATCCGGGTCGCGGGCGAACACGCCGGAGCCGGATGCGCGGTCCATGCTGCGCTTGCCGCCCTGGGCACCTTTGCTGTGGTGATGGCAGTAGATCACAGCGCAGTCCAGCGCGCGGCACACAAGGTCGAACTGGTTGCAGAACTTTGCCATCTGGTCGGCAGAGTTCTCATCGCCGGTGATGACCTTATAAATGGGGTCGATGATCACGGCGGTGTAGCCTTTTTTCTGGGCCCGGCGGATGAGCTTTGGGGCCAGCTTGTCCATGGGCACGGACGCGCCGCGCAGGTTCCAGATGTCGATGTTTCGCAGGTTCTGCGGGGGCAGGCCGAGGGCGGTGTACACGTCCTTGAAGCGGTGCAGGCAGGAGGCCCGGTCCAGCTCCAGATTGATGTACAGTACCTTGCCCTGTGCGCAGGAGAACCGGCCCAGCCACGGCCTGCCTTCGGCGATGGCGATGCACAGTTCGATGAGGGCAAAGCTCTTGCCCGCCTTGCTGGGGCCTGCCAGCAGCATCTTGTGGCCCTTGCGCAGCACCCCGGTGATGAGGGCATCGGCCAGCGGGGGCAGGCTCTCCCAGTCGTCGGCCAGACTCTCGGTCTCGGGCAGCTCGTCGGTCTCCGCTTCCAGCCAGTCCCGCCACTCATCCCAGCAGGATTTTCCGATGTTCGTTTCCAGCAGCACCTGCCGTTTGTCACCGCGCAGGATGCCGGGCATCCGGGAAAGGCGAGAAGGGTTGCGGTTCTGCTGGTCGATGGTCAGGCCGTTTTTCTGGCAGGCGGAATAGAGATAATCCACACGCCTGCGGTACTCGGCATAGTCCGGGGCATCCACCTTGACGATGGCGTGGACGCTCTTGCCGCCGGAGTAGACCAGCGCGGCACAGGGCAGTTCCAGCTGCTTGATGATGGCCTGCTGCTTGCCCAGCTCCATGTTGTCGCACTCCACGAGGGCATAGCGGTAGGCAGTAATATTGGCATCCTTGCGTCCGGTGCCGTCCACAGGGTTGAAGCAGATCCATGCACCTACTTCAGGATCACAGTCGCCCACCACCTTGCCGAGGTCACCGCCGCAGGCATCCAGCTCGGTGATGAGCTGCCCTGCGGTGCGGGTCCAGCTGCCTTTTGCAGGGCGGCGGCGGTCGGCGGCCATAAAGCTTTCTGTCACATAGGCCACATATTCGTCCGGCTCAAACAGGGCTTGCAGGTAGCGCTTGAGCTGGTCGGCGGGGTGCCACTCTTCGGGCAGGGCCAGCTCGTGGGCTTCCACCCAGCGTGGGTCTACCAGACGGCCCTCGGTTTGTGCGCCGGTGCCGGCAGAAATATCATCGTTCCAGTCCAGAGCGTGGCCTGCGGGGCCGCTCCATCCGTGGGAGTAGGCCAGCTGGAAGATGCTGCTTGCGGTGACGGGGCTGGCCCCGCCGCCGTGAAAGCTTTCCCATTTCTTGACGCACTCGCCCTTGTGATAGCGGCCCGCATCGCGGGTGCTCCACTGTTCCCAGAGGGTAACGGGCAGACCAGCATCCTTCAGTGCCATGCCCACCATGAGCCATTCGTCATAGGTCAGGGCGGACGGGGATACGAAGTCCAATGCTTCCTTGAGTTCATTTTCATGTTCCATTCGCGTTACCATCCAAAGTTAAAAGGACTGTCCGGCGCAGCGGGCGGTTCCGCAGGCGGGATATAGGTTCTGGGATTCACGCCCTTGGGCACACCGCGCCAGCCCTGCACCGCAATGCGGTCGATCATGTGTTTGGCTGCATCGAAGCTCCACGTGCCCACGCTCTGGAAACCGTAACGTTCCAGCACGCGGATCTGCTTGGGTGTGGTCAAGCCTTCAGCGCGGCGTTTGTTCAACCGGTCCAGCAGCAGGGAAGCCTTACCAGCAGATTCTACAGCGTCCGGCAGGATGCCCATTTTCTCAAGAGCAGCAGTCTGTTCAGCGCTGGGCGGGCCTGCTTCCCAGCCAAAGGCCGGTACATATCCGGCAAGGTCCTCGGCCTGAATACTCATCTCGTACTGCAGCGGGTCCACGAGACGGGCTTTTTTGTGGCGCTGTTCTTCCAGCTGTTTTGCAAGTGCTTCTTCCTGCTGGGCCACCACGTCCTCGCTGGCCTGCACGGCTGCTTTCTCGATGTCCTGCGGGCAGCCGCTCTCGGCCAGATTTTCGGTCATCTGCCGGGCCACGGCGCGGTCCTCACAAACCAGATCAGCCGGGCGGCACAGCTCGTGTTTGTCGGTCATCCACAAAAAATCCAGCAAAAGCAGATCGCTCTTGCCCGGGGAGAGCCGGGTGCCGCGCCCTACCATCTGGCTGTACAGGCTGCGTACCTTGGTGGGCCGCAGCACCACCACGCAGTCAACAGACGGGCAGTCCCAGCCCTCGGTGAGCAGCATGGAGTTGCACAGCACGTTGTATTTGCCTGAATCGAAATCCGCCAGCACTTCCTTGCGGTCGGTGCTCTGGCCGTTGACCTCGGCGGCACGGAATCCATGGGAGTTCAGCAGGTCGCGGAACTTCTGGCTGGTCTTGATGAGGGGCAGGAACACCACCGTTTTGCGGCCTTTGCAGCGCTGGGCCATCTCAGCGGCGATCTGTTCCAGATAGGGGTCAAGCGCCGTGCCGAGGTCTCCCACGGCGTAGTCCCCGCCGCTTATGGTGACAGAAGAAATGTCCAGCTTCAGCGGAATGGTCTGGGCCATGATCCTGCACAGATAACCCTCTTTGATGGCATCGGTCAGCTTATACTCAAAGGCAAGGCTGTCGAACACCTCGCCCAGATTGCGCATGTCGCCGCGATCCGGCGTGGCGGTCACGCCCAGCACCTTGGCGCTGCCGAAGTAGTCGAGGATGCGGCGGTATCCGTCGGTGATGGCGTGGTGGGCCTCGTCAATGATGATAGTGCCAAAGTAATCATGAGAAAAGCGTTCCAGCCGGGCGGTGCGCTGCAGGGTCTGCACGCTGCCCACCACCACACGGAACCATGTATTCAGACAGGTGGCATCTGCCTTTTCCACCGCGCTGACAAGGCCGGTGGAGCGCTGCAGCTTGTCCGCTGCCTGTTCCAGCAGCTCACCGCGATGCGCCAGAATGAGCACCCGGTGGCCCGCCCGCACCTGATCGGCAGCTACCGATGCAAACACGATGGTCTTGCCGGTGCCGGTAGGCAGCACCAACAGGGTGCGGGTGTGGCCGTTCTCCCACTCGGCGTGGATGCGTTCACGGGCCTGCTGCTGGTAGGGGCGCAGGGTTTGTGTCTCGGCCATTTAGAACGCCCCCTGTGTCCAGCCCTGAGTGGGTGCGGCCTTGGGTTCCGGCGGCGGCAGGAAGCGCTGCACCTCATTGCTCTGGCCGGTCTTGCCCGCGTTGGGGCCGCTCTGCTTGGTGTACTCCCGGATGCCCAGACGGCACCAGCCCCGGGCACCCACCACTTCGTTCCAGCGGGGGCGGAAGGTCTCGCCGCGCTTGCACTGGCCGATGCTCTCGAAGAAAGCGCCCAGCAGGCCCTGCGTTTTTGTGTGGAGATACAGGCGGTCGGTGACGGTGGTGTCGCCCTTGGCCCCGCCGAAGATCTTCAGGGTCAGCTTTGCCATGGAGCAGGGCGGGAGCTTTGCGCTGCCCTCAAAGCGAGCACGCTCCATGCCGGTGACCTCAAAGGCATACTCGCCCTCGGGCAGGAGCACGAACTCCTGCTGCTCGTTGGTAAATTCGTCGTCCCAGCTCAGGGCGCGGTCGGTGGTGTTCATGTCGTTCATAATATATCTCCTTTATAATGATTCCTTGATTCTTGGCTCCCCCTTCGGGGGAGCTCCGGGGCTGCGCCGCCGCAGGGCGGACGGGCCCGGTGAGAGGGTCAAAACGGGATATCACGGTTATCCAGCACCATCTGGAACACCTGCGGCCATGCGGCGATCAGACAGCCCTCCACAAAGTCAGCGGGGTAGTCCTTGATGGGCATATCCTCCGGGAAATAGCCCCGTTTGCCCACAACGCCCTGCAGTTCTTCACAGCTGACCTTGTTGGCGCTCATCAGAGCGGCCAGCTTTTCCGGCACGCCCAGACTGAGCAGAACATTTTTCTCGGAGCTTTCCTGCAGCGGTGCGGGCTGCGGCTGAGCCACCGGCTTTGCTTCCTGCTGCGGGCTGGGCAGGATGTCGGCTTCCGGATGGGAACGCGGCTGCGGTTCCGGTTTCGGTGCCTGTGCAGACATAGCGCCGGGGATGCAGGCGGCAATGCTGGCATAGTCAAAGGGTACTTCCTCCGGCAAGTCAAAGCGGTTTTTGGCATCCCAGCAGGGGTGATGCGCGGTGTACAGTACACGCCTGCCGCCGCTGGCCTTGCTCTTGGCGTTCTTGCCGTCGCCCACCTTTTCCACAACGGTCTTGTAGTTGGCAAACAGCAGCATATCGCACCACTCGCGCAGCAGCGGGGCCACCTGTTTGGAAGTTTTCATGCTCCAGCGGTCGTAGTTGCCCACGGCATCCGGCTGCTCAAATTTGGTAATAGCGGCATGGGCCAGCACCACCACGTTGTGCCCGGCCTGCAGCACCTCTTCCAGCGCGTCCAGCAGCTTGCCGAACTCTTCCTTAACATAGGTGTAGCCCTTGCCGTAGCCGAAATCTTCGATGCCGTTCACCTTGGCTTTGGCACACACGGCCTGAATGCACAGGCGTTCAGCCCAGTCGGCGGTATCAATGACCAGCGTGCCGCAGGGGACACTGCCCTTGCGTACCTCGGCCACCTCATCCAGCAGCATGGCCCAGCTGGTGGGCTGGGGCAGGCGCTTGACGTTCAGCCGCTTGGTGCCGCCCTCGGTGTCGATGAATACGGGGTCCGGAAAGTAAGAGGCAAAGGTGCTTTTGCCGATGCCCTCGGGCCCGTACAGCACGGTCTTGACCGGCGCGGTCTGGATGCCGGTGGTAACTGCATATTTGCTCATTTAGAACGCTCCTTTCGTCCAGCTTTTCTGCTGGGGCTTTTCGGTGACGGGCGGCAGGGTGGTTTCGGCATCCTTCACCATGCCGTCCTCAATGATGATCTGGCATTCACTGCCAGTGGAGACCCGGGTGGCAATGGCCTGCAGGTGTTCTGCTTCCAGCCATGCGGAGAACTCCTGCAAGGTGGTCATGTCCATCTGTTCCAGCTTGTCCAGCAGTACAAAACCGCAGTCCGGGTTCAGGCGGCGGACGATGGCCGCGGCCACCCGCAGCTGGTCGCTGCCGGACATATCCCGCCAGTGCTTGCCTTTATAGGTAAGGGCACCGTCCTCCACGCTCAGCTCCGGCAGGGGCAGGTCAGCACCGTTCAGCAGGGCCATGCGGTCGGCCCGCTTCCGGGTGATGGCTTCGGTCAGGCGCTTATATTCACTGTCATACTGGGCAGCTTCGTCCTCGGCCCGGGATTTTTCGAGGTTGGCCCGCACCTTCTGGTTGATCTCCTCAATATCCCGGATGGATGCTTCCAGTTCGGCAGTGGATTCGTCCTGAAGCTGGGCGACGGTCTTTTGAGCGGTTTTCCGCTGATTGAACAGGCGGGTGTGCTTGGCGTCGAGCTCCTGATACTGTTGTTCCAGCTCGGCAATGCGTTCACGGGTGCGTTTCAGTTCGGCCACACACTGCTGCTCCTGACGCTCAAGCTCTGTGTACTGTGCCCGAAGACGCTGATTCTCGCCGTTGTGGGCCAGAATTTCCTGCTGCTGGTGGATGAGGTCGGAGGCGCTGACCGGCTCCTCCGGGGCGTCCGGGTAGGAGATCAGCTCCTCGGCAAAGTGCTTTTTCTGCGCGGCCAGCTGGCCGGTGAAGGTGCGCTTGTCGTACAGGGCCTTGATCTCAAGATCCCGGGTGTGGAGTTCGGTGCCGATGCCGATGATCCGCAGCAGGATGTCGGCTTTCTCCTTGTCGGATGCTTCCATGAAGCGGGGCAGATCCAGCGCCAGCGGCTCCACAAAGGCGTTCAGCAACTGCTGCCCGCTGCGCCGCCCGGTGGGGTCAGTGACGGTCAGACTGGCATTTTTGCCCTTGCGTTCCACCACCACACCGTTGGAGAGCTTGACCTTGAGGTGGGCGGGAGCCACGGCCCCGTCCCGCTGGGCGGCGTCCGGGCGGAAGCGGTCGCCGCCGAGGGCCCACGCCAGCGCGTCCAGCACGCTGGTCTTGCCCTGATTGTTGTTGCCGCCCACGAGGGTGAGCCCGGTGGGCGACGGCGTAAGCGCAACGGCCTTGATGCGTTTGACGTTTTCGGCCTCTAAGGCCATGATCTTTACAGACATGCGGATACCTCCCCTTGAGCGGATGCGAGTGTGTGAACGAACTGGTTGATCGCGGTCTCACGCTGGTCGTCCGGCAGTTTGCGGAACTGCATTTTGGCGGACTGAACGATGCTGGTAATGGAGCGCCCGGCCAGAATGATGCTGTCGTAGGCATCGCGGGCGTCCTGTTCGCTGCCGGAAGAGGCCTGTTCCAGCCGCGCCTGCAGGTCGGCGGTCATCTCGGCGGCTAAGTTCTCGGCGATGTCATGGGCCCGCTGGTTTGCCCGGCGTTCCACTTCCTCCTCGTCCACCACGGCGGCGATGGGCTGTTTTTTCAGGGCCGCATTTTCTTCCTGCAGCTTATCCGCCCGGAGCTTGGCCGCTTCGGCCACCTGCCGGGAGCCGGAAAGCTGGCCCTCGGCGTTCTTGGCACGGGCTTCGGCCTTGTCGGCACGGTCTTTTTCCTGTGAGACCTTCAGACCCAGCCGGTTGCAATCCTTGGCGGTGCTCAGCTGGTCAGCACGGGCCTTGTCCCGTTCGGTTTCGGCCTTTTGGGCACGTTCGGCCAGCCCGTTGATGTCGGCGTTAGCGGCTTCCAGATGGGCTTCGGCAGCGTCGGCACGGTCTTTTTCGGCTTTGAGTTGGGCCATAAGCTCCTGATACTCTTTATAAGTAGTGATGTCACCGGTAAAAACGGCTTGCTTGACCACCTCCGGGGTGCTGGGCTTGGCCGCAGCATACAGCAGTTTCAGGGGCTGCACGTCCAGAATGGACTTGCCTTCCAGCTGGATGTTGCCGAACTGTTCGGCAACTCTCACCATGTTGTCACCGGTGTCCCGGCTGATACCGACAGCGGTGCACCACTTGCCCCAGCTGCCCTGATAGTGGTTTGCGGTCAGATCGTGGGCGTGCTTTGCGGCCATAATGCGGGCCATGTTGCCGGTGATGAAGGTCTGCGCATCCTGCAAAAGCAGGGCGTTTGTCTGGTCGTCTGCACCAAAGTCAAAGGTGGGTGCGGTACTCGAGGGCACAGGCGCGTTTTCGTCTGCACTGACCGGAACACCGGGTGCGTCGGCAGCAGTCGCCAGTTCCGTCGTAGGGCTTGACCCCTCCGGCGCTGCCGGGGATGCCGCAGTTTGGCTTTCCGCAGCAGTGGCAGCATCCGAACACTGCGTGGATGGGGTAGGGTGTTCTTCCACCGGTTCGATGGGGGCGTTCTTGCAGGGCTTGGCATTTTCCAACGCGTCCAGCATTGCGCAGTCGATTTCGTACTCATCCAACGGGGCGAATTCCGCGCCGTTAGACAGGAATTCCTGCGGGGTCAGCTTCTTGTCTGCTGCCTTGGCCCGCTCGAATTTCTGCGTCATGAGGTGGCTTTCTTTCCAAATGCTGCCGTCCCAGCGCCAAAACCGGCCGCGGTAACAGGCATAAACCGTCTCGTTGGAAAGTTTGGAACTGATGGTGTAGTCCGTCATACCCGCACCTCCGTGTCCTTGAGACGGTCCAGCATCTCGGCCTGCACATCCTTGCTCATGGGCTGGATGTTGTTGCCCTTCCAGCCATAGCAGAGGATAGGGCCGTAGATATGCTGGCCGCGATAGATACGGTTCAAGTCTCTGCCCATGATGCCGTACACCAGCACTGCCGGGGTGCGTGGCAGGACTTTCTGCTCACAGGGGCACCGCAGCAGTGCTTCGATGCCCTGCAGCGTGTCCGGCAGAGTGGTGACTACCGGTTCTTTGCCCGGTTCGATCAAAATTCCTTTCATTGTAAAACCTCCGATTTTGTGATATCATCGGGGTGATGAAGTCGTTCAAACTCATCATCCCTTGCAGCTCGTCGGTGTTGGCGCACCGGCGGGCTTTTTTTCGTATAGTGCGTACCGGCGGCAGGCTGTCCACCTCGCTGCGGTCGATACGTTCCCGCGCAAATGTGTACTTGTAAGTTCGATGGCTGCCGCTGAGCCCATGGCTGACGCTGAGCCCATGGCTGACGGCAGACGCAAAGCTGTTCGCGCTCTTGTAGCCCAGCCGCCGGGCACACATCTCGGACGTGCCGGATGCCAGCAGATCGCCGGTCTTTGCGTCCCAGACGGTGTACCACATGACGCGGGCAGGTTTTTCATTATGCGCCCTGTAATCCCTGCAATATTGGTTGTGGCGCTCTCTGCGGCAGGAAGCGCAAAAGCACAGGTTGCCAGCAACATTTTCCATCACCTTGCCGCAGTCCAAACAAACGCGGGTAAAGTGCTTTCCTTTATTCATGGGTGGTGTCAGCCCGCCTTCCTTCCGCTCTTCACGGTGTTGCGGGGCTGCTGATGCACCTTGCGGCAGCGTTTCTCACGTGCTTCGGCGGCAAAGCCCAGCCGCATGAAGAAGATCGCCAGCAGGATCAACACCATGGCCGTGACGAACGCACCGTCCGAGACGGTGCCAAGGGTCTGAAAGCTGCCCTCCAGCCCCAGGCCGTACAGCAGGCCCACCACAAAGCAGGCCATTGCCAGCCAGTACCAGACAAAGGATTTAATCTTCATGCAGATTCATCCTCCCTGCTCATTTCCGGGAAGAAGAACTTCCCAATCTCGTCCTGCTGAATGTCCAGCAGTTCACACATTGCCGCGATCTCTGCGCTCGTCCACGGCTGGTTCCCGTGCATCCTGCCGCTCATGGTGTCACGGCCAATGCCGATGTACTCAGCCACTTCCTGATCCCGGAATCCGCAGCTGTGGAACCGGCCCCGCAGCTTCCAGTATGGGATCTGCTTGAAAGTGCCGCGAATGGTTGATGTGTTCAACATTTTATTCCTCCTTCTTGGCGGTCGGCAGCCCATCCAGCAGGCTGTCCATCAGGGCGGCGTAGAACGGATAGCCTTTGGCAACGATGGTCAGGCTGTCAATGGCGTTGGTAAGGAAGCTCTGGGAGCCGCGCACCACGTTCTCCATGGTGCGCACCGTGTCGCAATGCTGGCCGTAAATGGCCTTGAACTCGCCGCACAGGGCCTTGACCTGCATATACTTGGCCTTGCTGTCCTCGCGGTTCTTGCGGCACTCGTCCAGAAAAGCGGTGTTCTCGTCCAGCTTCTTCCGGGCTTCGATCACCCGGTCGATGGCGTTCTGGATGTTGGCATCCTGCACGGCCTGCTGGTCCTTGTGCTGGGCGGAAAGTTGCTTCTCCATCTGGTTGAAGGCCTCGATGTACTTGAGCTTCCACGTTACGGCCTCCTTGCCCGTGAAGCCCATTGCCAGCAGGGCGAAACCGTCGCGGTTCATGAGGTACTCGGGGAAGCGCTGGCCGCGATACTCAAATGCGGTCTCATGGAAGAATTTAGTGGCCGAATTTTCGGCTGCTAAAATTTGACGAATGGCCGCCAGAACGTGCTTGTGCTCCTTGCCGAAGCGTTTGGCGACCTCCCGGCTGGATGCCACTGGTTCGCCGTTCTGGGTGGATAAGATAATTTCGTTCATGGTGAATATGTACCTCCTTGTGGGTGACTCCCTTCTGCGGTAGAATAGGGCAGAAGGGAGGTGATAAAATGCAAAATTTTTACGAGTTGAGCTCTGCAGCTCAGACGGCAGCATACCAGCTGTCAGAACTCAGCAATTATGTGTCCGAAGCAGCGAAAATGGCGGATTCTGTTCGCATGGTGAGCAACCAGATGAAATCGATTTACCAAACCGCAGAATGGAACAACATGGCGTACCGCTTAGCGAAAGATGCCAGATTATGTGTGCCAGAGTATCAACTATCCAATCTCGCCAAGAATCTGGCTGGTCAGGCCAGAGCAGATCTCAATTTCACCAATCAGATTTCGGCGCTCTACGGATCGGCAATGGAAAGTCCCGCTTTCCGGTTATCGACAGAAATGCTGAATTCCAATGTGCTAAATCTCACCACCGCACTCCGAACAAGCAACATTACAAATCTTTACTCAAATGCTGCGGCTTTTGCGGATCAGTTAGACTCGATATGGAGCGAAAGTACTTACAGCGAAAAAGAATCCGAAACCGTGCCGCTGGCAAGTACTCAAGCTGTTCTGGATGAAGTCGAACCACTTCTACCTACAGAGGCGGTTGAAACTATCAACGCCAAAATCGCCGAAGTAAAAACTCCGGATAATGCAATCCCCCAAAAAGACTGGGTTGGAATTATCAGCATCATCGTTACAATTCTTCTGTTTTTGGCAGGTCAGGCATTGTCCAGCGAACATGACAAAAAGGAAGAATCTTCATGGTCTGCAACGGCAGAATATCAACAGGAAATGCTCGAAATACAGCGAGAGGAAGCAGAAAGGTCAGAAAACTTCAGACAGCGCACGGAGGAGCATTTCAAAATCGTTGAGGATACGAATGAGCGAATCGCCGAGGCTTTGGAGATGCTCGCCAACCAGAGCGTTGAATTGGATGATCGAGGTCAAAGTGTCCTCGATTCGGATGATTCTCAAGATGATGCAGAGGATCAAGATTCCATACAGGCCGCTCAGCAGGAACAAGCCGATGCTGAGGATTGACCTGCTCCGTTTAAGCTCCTGAACTTCCTTTTCTATCTTCACCCAGCGTTCCTCTTCCACAGGTTCGCTGGGCTTTTTGTTGTTGTTCATGTGGATTTGTACCTCCTTGTATTCACTTCACTTTCGCTGTAAAATAAAAAGACGGAAAGGAGGTGAATGGAAAAATGATTTTTGAAAATTTTTTAAGAATGCATGGTCTGAATATGCAAATTGAGCGAGATGGTGAAATTATTGCAACCGTTCCAGGTTTGCCAAACCGAGAAACGGCAACGAACCGTCAGTACGTTGGATTTCGCCCAAAAACCGATATTAAAATAGACGATGTTATTATCACTCCGGCCAATGAACGGCTTTATGTAACGGAAACGCAGGCATCGTTCTTCCAAAAGCAGCAGGAAGAAATAAAAGCGTTCTATATGACCGAAGTCGAGAAAAAGCGAAAAGAAACCGAACAGCGTCAGAGTAATATTTATAATATCGGTACAGCTTACGGTTCTGTAATTGGATCAGCCAATACAGCGACCATCAACTACCAGACGAATTTTCAGGAACTGCGGGAAAGGGCAGAAGCTGAAGATGCACCGGACAAAGAGCAAGTCCAGAAGTTAGTTGATCTTGTTGAGATGATCGTAAATGACCAGATTCCTCCGCAGAAGGGATTGTTGTCCAAGTTTTCCGAAACGATGGAACGTCACTCGTGGATTACAAGTGCTGTTGCATCTGCGCTTGTATCGTGGTTGACACAACTTCCGCACTGATCTCGATGGTCAAGTTTAACAATGCTTTTCCATTGCTGGACTGAACCAACGAATAATCCTTCACGTTCTGGATAACCGTTCCGTCTATCTGGCAGCTAAAACGATTGTCCAAGTGCGACAGCTGAATCTCTTGCGCCCCGCGCTTCTCTTCCTTAGGAGCGTGGGGCCTTTTGCTGTTGCTCATCTTCTTCACCTCCTTTGGATGAACTTGCAAAAGTGTAATTAAATTCCACTTTTCTTGCAAAAAAATATGGAATCACGCTGCTGCATGTCCATGCCGAGAGTATTGGCCAGAGTGTCAATTTCACTGGCCTTAAACTCGGTCTCGTTATCAATTTTCATCTGCAAAGCATACGGTGTCAGGCCCATAATTTCGGCAATGGCCTTATATTTAAGCCCGGAATCTGCAATGATGGAACGCAGCGCATTGGTGTCGGTCATGGTTGTCACCTCCTTTCAAAGTGGAATTGAATTCCACTAACCACATAATAGCACCGAGTGGAAATAAAGTCAACCTTTTTTGAGGAAAAAATAAAAAATACTTGAATATTATTCCACTCTATGATAAGATAAGAGCGAAGGTTGGTGATTTTATGGCAACTCTATACGACAGAATCAAAAGCCGCCGCACGGAGCTTGGCTTAACAGTCGAAGAACTGGCTCACAAGATGGGCTATAAAGATAAATCTTCTATAAGTAAGATTGAAAATGGTAAAGCCGATATCCCACAATCAAAAATTGCAGCATTTGCTGATGCGCTGCAGACCACCCCCGCCTACCTGATGGGCTGGGAAGAACAGCCGGAGCCCAAGAAGCCCACCATCCCCCCGGGCTTTGAGCCGATGCCAAAGATGGACTGGGTGCCGCTGGTAGGCCGGATCGCCTGCGGGACGCCCATCACGGCGGAAGAAAATGTAGAGCAGATGGTTTGTGTACCTTCTCGCTGGCACTCAACCTTTACGCTGACCTGCAAGGGCGACAGCATGGAGCCCCGCATCCACGACGGTGATCTGGTGGCGATTCGCAGCCAGCCGGAGGTGGAGCAGGGAGAAATCGCAGCGGTGCGCATCGGCGATGAAGCTACCCTGAAGCATGTGTATCTTCACGAAAACTTTATAGAGCTCCGCCCGGAAAACCCGGCGTTTGAGAGCATTATCCTTACCAAAGAGGAAATGAACACCGTTGTGATCGAAGGCAAAGCTGTGGGGCTCTGCCGAGATATATGAGGTGAATGCTATGACATTTTACGAGAAGTATTTGGAACTATGTGCCAGTGTGGACAAGACCCCGTCCGGTGCAGCGTTAGAGATGGGTCTTTCTAAGCCAACCGTGAACCGCTGGAAAAATGGCGGTGGTATTACAGATGCTACTGCCAGAAAGGTTGCAGCATATTTTGGCGTTCCTGTTGACTGTCTAACCAGAGAGACCGATGACCCCGCCCCTGAGCAAAAAGAAAAAGCCCCCCAGTCAGACGTTGACCGCCTGATGGAGGGCTTGAATGCCGAAAGTATACGGAAACTGAGAGAGTATGCAGAGCTGCTCCTGCTTGGGCAGGAAAAAGAAGAAAAGAAACCTTAAAGCGCAGACATCCTACTATAATAATAGTGTAAAAATGTACAAAAGTGTTGTAAATATCACTTATAAGTGATATAATAGCATAGGCGCAGACAGGATGTGGTTATATTGAATGATCTTGAAACACTGCTGCAACTAGTGATGTTGCTTGCAAAATATGGAAATTCAGTTATTGTTCATGATGTTTTCCGAGATGAGCTTGCTGGCTTACTTGCAAAATCAGGTTCGGAGGATAAGTTTTTCAAACGTTTAGCATCGTATATTCAACAGCTTGTGGAAAATGGGGAAGCCGCAATTGGCCCTCCGGGTGCACCGATCGAACATTTGGCAGGGCAAAAGAACCTTTGTGCTATGAGGTTCAAACTTGGAATTTCAAATCTTCGGGTTTTCTTTGTTTATAAAGATGGTTTAATATACTTGCTATCTTCTTTCTACGAAAGACAAGGACACAAAAACACTGAATACAGTACCCACACACCTATTGCTAAAACGCGTTTTGCAGAACTTATGGAAGGAGAATGAAAATGTCTCATAGAACAACATTGTCTGACCTTATCGCTGCCATAGCCAAAAACATGACTACTGCCGAACTTGCAAAGGCCGTTGTAAATATCCAAATTCAGCAAATGATACACGACACCCGCATGGCAAAAGGCTGGGCGCAAAAAGATCTTGCTGATAAAATGGGGGTAAAACAAAGCCTTGTTTCCCGTTGGGAAAGCGGGGATTGCAACTATACCATCGACACTTTGATTGACATTGCTGATGCTTTGGGGCTGTCGGTACAGTGCCCTTTGAAGCCCGATGAAAGAATCATGTCCACCGAACCTGAAAATGTGAAGTCTGATGCTGCAAACAACACAGCTTTTAAAACGCCTGACTTTTCTTCGTCAAGGTTGATTCGGTTCCCTGAAACACCTAAAAAGCCAACCGGAGGTGCACACAATGGATTCAAAGCAGTTTGAAGCTGACATTCAGTATCTTGGAAGCTTTCTTACGGAATGCTCTTTTAATAATAATATCATTGATGCTGTGTCGCAGTGTGAATTAACGCATCAGCTTTCTGTTTCTATCAGTGAGCAAGTTCCAATTGATGATCCTTCTAAGAAGGCTGCTTATGTCAGGCTCATTCTTGACGGCGTTTATTCATTGCAGGATGGTTCAGAAGCTTCCTGCAAGTATCACATGGTTATACACGGCAAGTTTATGATTGATAAGAGCGTACCTGACGAAGATTTTGAAGCAAAATTGTGGTTCAATGGCTCTGCAGCGGTGTATGGCATTGCCCGTTCAAAAATGGAGGTTATGTCCTCTATGGTTCTTAATCATGGAAAAATCGAGCTTCCAATGGTCAATATGTACGAACTGCTCAAAGCTCAGTTTGAAAAAGAAAACAAAAGTTAATCCTCGTTCTATGTTTATCCTCCGGGAATGACGGGGTGCCATGTGGCGTAGAATATCATTCACTTGTAAGAGCGGGGTTTGCTGAGCGCAAGCCCTGCTTTTTGTTTTCCATTTTCTTTTTTATAGGGAGTTTACAATGGGAATTTTCAAATGGTTGAAAAAGGCTACAAAGGTCATTGGCAAGATGGCTGTTGAAGCGGCGGAAGAAGATGAACGTTCAAAATACTCACCAAATCCTGAGTGGATGGGGCAAATGGATCTTGTCAACTCTCGTGCGAATGCAAGGATATTAGCCCCTCAGCTTTTGAAACAGGCTCAAGATTGTGCCAGAATCCTCTCGTCAACCACTGAACCGTCAACGTTCTTTATGAGATACGATTTTTGCGTTGGTCGGCTTATGATGCTTGAAGATTGTAAAAAATACGGAGTGAATGCTGCTACCACCGATTCGCTGAACAAATACACAGATTTAGACTTCAGGGATGGCGCAATAGAAGAACTTATACATCGAACCCAGATAAAGTATTCTAACAAAATACTGACGCTCAAGACATCAAAGGCAAAGGAAAACTGGGCAGCAAAGTACCATCAGGCTTTTGAACCCTACCTTTCTTATATGAGCGACCGGCAAAAGACAGCCCTTGGCGAAGCAAGCGCTGAATTATTTGAACTGGCTGGAAAATAAAAGGCCCCTCGGCAAAGCCGAAGGGCCAATGTATAAAGGAACCGTTTCAATCAGTCCCTTCATGTGCGAGCTGGGTTCTTCGCAGCGCGGCAGCGTATACTTCCAGCTTTTTGCGGTTATCCTTTGAGAGGGTGTCGTACACCTTCCTCATGTATCGCTTGTCTCCCTCAACACCTTGGGCGCTTTCAAGAACAGCAGCCTTCTCCTGCATCTGCGGTCACCTCCATGTTTCCATTTTTGTTTTATAGCCCTCTCCAAAGCTCACAAAACAACTGCTCACAACCATATGTTACATCAAACGGTTGTTGTTGTCAACAAATATCAAAAAATTGGATGCTTTTGCAATTTCAACCGAAAGGAGCAGAACGATGAAAAAGAGAACGAACACAGCGTTTTGGGTCGAAAAGGAAAAGCGCTGGTGCATCGCGGTGCAAAAGAACGGCACCCGCAAACGGTTTTACAGCAGTACGCCGGGCCGCACCGGCCAGCGGGAAGCAAACGCAAAAGCGGATGCATGGCTTGATGATAGCATCAGAGATGGAAAAAAGAAGGTCAGCGCCCTCTATGCCCAGTGGGTAGAAGAACTGAAGCTCACCTGCGGCACATCCTATGTTGAGCAGTGCAAGAAATACGGAGATTACTATATTCTGCCTGTCTGTGGGGACATCCGCATTGACGAGCTGACCGAAGGCGATCTGCAAAAAGCCATCAATATGTCTTTCAAAAAGCGATGCCTTAAAAAGGAGCGTCAGCGTAGGTCAAGCGACAAGCCTTTGAGCCGCAAGACCATTATGACGATCCGCTCAACGGAGATCAGCTTTTTGAAATGGTGCCGCCGGAACAGGTACAGTACGATGTTCCCTGAGCTGTCTATCCCGAAGAATGCCCGCATGGGGAAGAAAAAGATTTTACAGCCGACCGCTTTGAAAGTTCTGTTTGATGTGGACACCCGCCTTTACTATGGCAAGCTGGTCTTTGACGAGTATATCTATGCCTACCGGTTTGCAGTTGCTACAGGTGTACGCCCCGGTGAACTTGTGGGGCTCTGGTATGGTGATATCAAAGGAAACACGGTCAATCTGCGCCGCAGCATCAACCGGTTGGATGAGGAAACCACCGGCAAGAACGAAAACGCCATTCGCTCATTTGACATGGGCGAGGAAGCCCATGAGGCCTACGAAGCGCAGGTAGCCTTGCTGAAGGCTTCCGATATCCCGCTGAACTATACCACCCCTTTGTTCCAGATCCCGAACCAGAGAGCTTTATTCAAGCGCTGGAAGAAGTACCAGCGTGACAATGGCATTGAGCCTCAGGTCACGCTGTATGAGATGCGACACACTTTCGTCAGCATTGAATCCGGCGTATTGACCGACAGCCAGCTGAAGATGCTGGTCGGTCACAGCAAGAACATGGACACTGCCGGAGTGTATCGGCACGAGCTTGACGGTCAGAGGGAAGATCTTGCTGCCGCTACCACCGCGGCATTCAGGAAGGCTCAAGGGTGA